TATCTATGTGGGTCTTCTTAAACAACATCTTGAAGAAGAAGAACTAAAACGCAAACAACGCGAAGCTAATGCCTAGTAAATTACTTCCAACCGAACCAACATATAGTTCTGGCACTACCGATGAAGGGGAGTATCTTTCTGTGGGAGAGAGGAAGGCAATATTTAAAAAGCAACGAGTAAGTGGAGCTGATTTTAAGAGAGGTAGTTCTGCAGGTTCTTCTGTAGGAGAAGCGCGTGGAAAAAAATTAACTTCAAAAGATTTTAGTACTAACACTGGTAAATTAGCTAAAATTCTAAGAGAGACTCGTATTAAAGTAAATCTAAATGAAAAGAAGATTACTGCTTTAGAATTAAAAGATACAAAAGAATTAGAACCAGGAGAAGATCAATCAAAAGGAACAGAGAGTTTAATAGGTCCTCTTAAGAATATTGATAGTGGTGTTAATGGTATTATAACGACATTAAAGGCAAGTAATAAGGCAGATGCAAAAGCACAAGCTGATGCACGAAAACAAGCAGAGAAAGATGCAAGATCAAAAAAAGAAGGTAAGTTAGAAGGAATAGGTGGTAAACTTGCTAGTGCAGCAGAGACTGTACTTGCACCGGTTAAGAATATATTCCAAAAGATTTGGGATTTCTTGAAGTTGGTCTTCTTGGGTAGAGCTGTAATGAAACTCTTTGATTGGTTTACTAACCCAGAAAATGGAAAGAAAGTTGCTTCACTATTCAGGTTTTTAAAGGATTGGTGGCCTGTTTTAGTAGCAGGTATTATGGCAGTGGTGGGACCAGGAATGATCTTTACTGCAGGATTAATTGCATTACTAGTATGGGGTGTCCCTAAGATTATTGAAGCAGTGAAGTGGGTTGGAAGTTTATTTGGGATAGGTGTAGATAAAGAGTTAAAGGGTATTGA